CGCGGCCTCATGAGCCGCGGCAACAACGAAGCTTTCACAAGGCCCGCTCTACTGTGCACAGCGGTAGGGCGGGCCTTTTTCGTTGTCATGAGCCATGGAGGGCTCCCGAATGGCGTTTGATATCACGAAGCCGGCACAAGACACCCTGACGCCGGAGGAAAAGACCTGGTTCGATCAACAGCTCTCGACTGCGAGCGAAGCGGCCGTCACGAAATTCAAGACGGACGCCGATGAAGCCCGCAGGAAAGCTGTCCCCGAAAAGTACGAACTGAAATTCAGCGACCAGACCCCGCTCGATTCCAAAACGGATGCCGAGAAGATTGCCGCCTTTGCGCGACAGCAAGGATTCACGGCCGAGCAAGCCGCCGCTCTCGTGAAACAACACGAGGAGCTCGCCGGTGGAGTGGTTGCCCGACAACAGCAATTCCTGACCGATCAAGCCGCGAAATGGAAGACCGAGGTCGAGAGCGATAAAGATCTCGGCGGCGCGAACCTCCCCGTCACGCAAGCCAATCTCAAGCGCGTGATGGACCGATTCGCTCCTGGCGACCAACACGCGCTGCGCGAAATCCTGAACACCACCGGGTACGGGAATCATCCCGTCTGGGTGCGGTTCGTGAACGCGATCGGAAAGGCCATGGCCGAAGACACATCCGGCGGTGGCAACGGACTCAGCCGCGACACCAAGACGAAGACCTTGGCGCAGCGCATGTTTCCGGATCTGCCATCCGCTGAAGCCTAACGCGCGAATGCGCGGAACCACGGAGGGTTTATGGCAACGCTTGGAACAAAGACCCCGAATTTGATTGATCTGGCGAAACGCACCGATCCGGAAGGACGGATCGACTCGGTCGTCGAGATTCTGAACAAAGTGAACGAAATCATCGATGACGCGGATTTCATCGAATGCAACGATGGCTCCAGTCATCTGACCACCGTCCGCACCGGAATCCCGGCCCCGACCTGGCGCAAGTTGTACGGCGGCGTTCAGCCGGTGAAATCGACGACCGCCCAGGTCCGCGACAACACCGGCATGATGGAAAACTATGCCGAAGTCGACGCGGCCTTGGCCGAGTTGAACGGCAACACCGCCGAATTCCGGCTTTCGGAGAACACCCCGATCCTCCAGGGCATGAGTGAGGAATTCGTCGACACCCTGTTTTACGGGAATGAAGGCACGGAACCGGAAGCCTTCACCGGACTCTCTCCCCGCTACAACTCGGTGAGCAGCGCGACCTCACAGACCGCGGATAACGTCATCGATGCCGGCGGCACCGGTACCGACAACGCATCGGTCTGGCTCGTGGTGTGGGGCCCGAACACGATCCACTGCTTGTTTCCAAAAGGCTCGAACCGCGGACTCAAGATGACCGACAAAGGGTTGGTCACCATCGAGGACGCGTCGGACGGTTCCAACACGGGCCGCATGGAAGCGTACCGCACCCACTACCGCTGGGATGTGGGGTTGAGTGTTCGCGATTGGCGCTATGCCGTGCGCATCGCGAATGTCGATAAATCCGACCTCACGAAAGACGCGGCCACCGGCGCCGACCTCATCGACCTGATGACGCAAGCCCTCGAGCTCTTGCCGAGCGGCGGGCTCGGGATGGGCCGCGCGGGATTCTACGCCAACCGCAAAATCCGCGGGTTCCTGCGGCGGCAAGCGGTCAACAAAGTGAAGAGCTCCACTCTCGGCATGGACGAGATCGGCGGCCGGCGCGTGCTGGTCATCGATGGCGTGCCGATCCGGCGGTGCGATGCCCTCAACGCCGACGAAGCGCGCGTCGTGTAGCGCATTCAGAAAAGGAGATTGTTATGCGTTTGGATGAATTGACTGAATTTTGCGACGCGACGGCCCTCAATACGGGCGGCGCGGCCAACTATTTGATTGGCGACGTGATCGATCTCGTCGCCGCGCGCGATATCGGGAACGGTGAACCGCTGTACCTCGTCATCAGTGTCGATACCGCGGTGACCTCCGGAGGCGCCGCGACCGTCGCGTTCATTCTGGCGTCGGATGCGCAAGCGGCGATCGCCACGGATGGGACCGCGACCGAGCACGTGAAGACGGCCGCCATTCCGAAAGCGACACTGGTCGCGGGCTATCAGCTCGTGCTTCCCGTGCCGCCGGAGAGCCCCGTCTACGAGCGGTACGTGGGCATCCTGCAGGTCACCGCGGTCGCGGCTGTGACGGCCGGTAAGGTGAACGCGTTCCTCACGGACAAGCCGCGCGTCTGGAAGGGATACGCGGACGCGATCTAACCCGTAACCGAACAATGGAGCTGGGCCCCGGGTCCGGCTCCATTCGACATTTGGAGAAACCACGATGCACGTACGCGCCATCAAGCCGGTGTTCTTTGGCGGGAATCGCCACCGGCCCGGCAAAACCGAACTCTTTGAGATTCCCGATACGCCGACACGCCCACTGCGCAAGTCGGATGATGAGGTGACCCGCTTGATCGCAAACAAAAAAGGCGAAGTGCCGGCCGCGTTCTCCTCGAATTCCATGCGCCCGGTGAGCGCGGACGCTCCGGAGAAACCCAAAGGGAAACCGCGCGAGGCGGACGACAGCCAGGTCATCTGAGAACGCGGTCCTCAACCACCACCTCACAGCCCACGGAGGGGCCGATGTTATCTAAGACGAAATCCATTGTCTTCGCGTTCGCGCTGGCGCTTTTGGGAGTGTTCGGCGTTCACGCCCAAAACCGAAACATTACCGGAAATATCACGGCGGCCTCGGCCGACTGCTCGACGGCAAACTCCTGCGTCACGCTCACCAAGTCGGCGAATGACGCCGGCGCTGCGGCGGTGATTACCGGAACGTTTAACGCCACACAGTTGTTTGAAGCGACCGTCGATAACACGAACTGGACGGCGGTCAGCGCAGCCCCGATCGATGGCGGAGCGGCCGTCACCTCAACCACCACAACCGGCGCTTGGCAAATCACCGCGGCCGGATTCACAGGTATCCGCGTCAGAGCCACTCCCTACGTCAGCGGGACCGCCGTCGTCTCGCTGCAAGTATCGCTGGGCGCTGTGCGGCAGATGCCGCGCTCGCCCACCTTCCCGGGTCCGGTCAGTGTCGCGTCCACCACGCCACGAATCAAGCTCAGTGAAACCGGCGCGGCGGCCAATGAAGGCTTATGGGATTTTCTGGTCGACAGCACCGTCGATGGCGGATTCCTGTCCGCGCGCACCCGGACGGATGCGGATGGAACCGGGCAGACCATCTTCGAGGTCCAGCGCAACGGCACCACGATCAAGCATTGGGCGATGGGAAATACCGTGGCGAACGACCCAGGAGACGGCGTCGTCCGGCCGTACTTCAGAATCCGCCATGCCTGGCCGGCAATCACCTCAGGCACCGGAGATACGTATCGGCTCATTTCTGGCCGTGGCGAGGTCACCATTATCCCCGCCGCTGCCGACGATTTCACGACCGGCATGTTCACGCTGCACATCACGCCCGCCAGTGAGCCGGCCACATACAACGCGGGGACGACGTTTGGAGCCCTGACCACCGAAGTCGCCAGTGCGTTCACGAACAATTCGAGTGTGATCCCATTCATCTCGGCGCACATCTCCGATGTCACGTTAGGGGATGGGGCAGGCGGTCAAGCGGGAGGTGCGTACACCACCGCATCGGTGAGCGACAGCCGCATGCTCGGCGGCATCAAGGCGGGTGCCTCGATCACCAATCTCTACGTCGATTACAAAAAGATCAATTTCACCGGGGCAACGGGCGGAACCGCGACGAACGTGTCGACGATCCTTGTGGATACTCCCGCAAGAGGTAGCGCGACGTTCTCGACGGTTGACGGGATTCGCATCAAATCACAAAACCCCGGCGGCGGTTGCGGCACGGCCTGTTGGAATCTCTACAGCGAGGGCGACAACCCATCGCGGCACGAGGGACTGCTGCATCTTGGCCTGGCCGGCGTGGCCAACGGGCGCATTCAGTGGAACGGGGTAACCTCAGGCGCGATCACCATGAAGCCCGCGGCCGCAGCGGGGACATGGACGTTTACGCTGCCGACCACCGCCGGCGCTGCGAACCAACTGCTCGCGACTGACGGAACGGGGATCACGTCCTGGGTGAATAATTCCGGCGGTCTCTCGAGTCGCGTCTCCACGCAATTTGACAAGACCTCCAGTACGGTGCTCGCAAACGTGACGGGATTGACGGCGACGGTGACTGCGGGGCGCACTTACGCCTTCGAGGCCATACTCTTCACCACCTCCAACAGCGCCGGCGGCGTCCAATTCGCCATTGCCGGCACGGCCACGGCCACCGCGGTGATCTATGAAGCGCTCGTGTTTAACGCGGCCGCGATTTCGGCCCAGACACGGGCCACGGCACTGGCCGCCGCCGTTGGCGGCGTGACCGCCGTGACGGTCGCGAAGGCACGCATCGTCGGAACAATCACTGTCAACGCGGGAGGTACATTGACCGTCCAGTTTGCGCAAAATGCGTCGAATGCGGCAGCGTCGAGCGTCCTGGTCGGTTCGATATTCAACGTGGTCGATGTGACATAAAGGCGGATTTTTCTATGTTCATCCAGCTGATTGCCATTGTGATCCTGACGGCAGCGCTTGCGGGGCCGCAGACGGAAGTGATTAAGCCGACCGATCCTGCCGTGCTGAACCAGGAAGACAAGTGGAAAGCCCTCGCAATGTACCGCGAATTTCTGCTCGCTCAGAAAGATTACGAGCTGCTCTATCAGCAGTTTCTTGCTGATGACAAAGTGCGGGAGACGCAGCAACGCCTCCTCAAGCTCAGAGACGGGCTGCAGAAGCTCGAAGCGCAGATGTTGGCGGCCAAAGAACTGCACAAGGACGAGTACTTTCTCGATTTCGCGACAGGAGAAATCAAGCGTGTTCCGGCGAAGTAACCTCACACGGATCTTCGACGTTCGGGACATCACATAACATGTTCGGGACATCACATAACATGCGAATCCTTACCGCGCTCCTTCTCTTGTTCGTGGTGCTTCCCGTCTATGGGATGACCGACGACGCCGCGCTCGGCAAGGCGCGCACCCTGTGGGGACCGGGGGCGATGATTGCGAAAATGCGAACAGATCCCGCGAAATGGGAGTACCGCGTGGGCTGCCGCTACAACGGTGAACTCTTGACAGTGGGCAAAGGCACATCCTGGAATCGGGCCTTCGCTCAGGTGAATCTAGCCACCAACGGGTTCCTGCGCGGCGGATGGATCTGCTCGAGCCAACTGTCGGGGATCACCATCACGGACCCCTGACGATGGGGCTGAATCGTCCGCCCACTTACGCGAAGGTCTTGAACAGTGACGACTCGACGCGGGAGCCCTGGCTCCAATACTGGGGCGGGCTGCAGAGCGAGATCGAAACGCCCGCGCTGATCGCGCTGCTGGGCGCGTTGTTCCGGCGCGGCCGGCGAAGCCTGACGGTGGTGCAGACGGCGTGGGCCAACCGGGGAAGCTACAGCGCGAGCACGTACCCGCCCGGGTCGTTGCTGGTGATCACGGATCATCCGCTGATCTTCGTCAGCAACGCGGGGACGTGGAAGTACAAAGCGGGCCGGTTCGTCGAGACGTACGCGAACATCCCGACGGCCGCGTTGAATGCGAACGATGCGGGACTGCTGTTCGACGTCACGGACTACTCGCATGTCCTGCACTGGGGCGGAGCGAGCTGGGGCGCGCGCTGGGGATTCGGGAATCCCGAAGACAGCGGCGGGTACTCGCTGCGAGAGACGGCGCCGCAAGGGTACGGGGCGAACGCGTGGCAGATTTGCAATGGAGCGGCGGTCGCGCGATTGAATCCGGACGGGACGACGACGAACGTCACCGTGCCGGATGTCACGACGGCGCGCTACCTCGTGGGCGGACTGGCCGCGGCAGCGGTGGCGGCGGCCACGACGCACACGCATCCGGTGGACCCGCCGTCGACGACGAGCGGGAATAACAGCGCCTCGCAGGAAGTGGCATCGGGTGTGGGAGTCACGGTGGCGGCGCATCCCCACACACACGCGACCGACGTCGCGAGTTTTAATTCCGGGACGAACACGGCGTTCGATCTGGAGCGCAAACAAGGGATTCTCTACTACCGACGGTAGACAGAAAGGGCCCACGGATGGGCGCACGCATCAAACGACTCTGGGACTCGCTCGAACTCGCAACGACCAGTCCGGGGACGCCCCTGATCACCGCGACGAAGGTGTACATCATGTTCACTCGAGTCACGGTCACGAACAACGATTCCTCCGCGCGCACCTTCTCCGCGTACATCGTCCGATCGGGCCAGGCCGCGTCGCTTGATGATGCGGAATATGTGATCAAAGACCGCAGCGTCGCTCCCGGTGAAACGTTTGCGTGTCAAGACGACCTGGAAGGGCACGTCCTGAATCCCGGCGACAGCCTCTACATGGTGGCGAGCGCGGCCAATGCACTCACCGCGCACGGCTCCGGAATCGAGGTGGATGCGTAATGGCGAGCGATACCCAAATTGCCAACCTGGCCCTCCTGCATATGGGCGTGTCCGAACGCATCGCGAACCTGACGACGGAGCAATCGCGGGCCGCCGAATCCCTGCGCGTGGCCTACAACGACGACCGGGACTATTGCTTGCGGGATTTCCCATGGCCCTGGGCCACGGCCTACGCAACGCTCGGGCTCGTCAGCAGTGCGACCGTCGCATACAGCACCGATTGGTTCTACGCGTACCGGTATCCGTCGCAGTGCTTGTTCATCCGCCGCATTGTCACCGACTCGGGCCGGCTGGACACGAACCCCGTCCAGTTCCGCACCGGCCGGGACACACAAGGCCGGCTAATCCTCACCGATCAGCAAGACGCGGTGGTGGAGTACACCGTCGCCGTGACCGATCCCCAAGAATTCGATGCGCTCTTTGTCTCGATGCTGAGCTGGAAGCTCGCGGCGTCCTGCGGGCCCTCGCTCTCGCGATTGTCCAAGATCGAAGAACGGGCGATGGCGATGTATGAAATCGAAAAGTTCAAAGCGCAGTCCCGCGCCTTGGAGGAAGGGCAGGGCCCGGCGCCGGCGGAAGCGGAGTGGATCCGCGCCCGCCAGGGCTTGGGCACGAGCACCAAGGGCCTGAACTGGCAAGCCTTCCCGGACGGAATTTGAAATGTCGACCTCGAAGACACAGCGGAGTTTCGCGGCGGGAGAAATCGCACCGGCGCTCTATGGCCGGAGCGATCTCGTCGCCTTCGGCACGGGCCTGGCCGGCTGCCGGAATTTCTTCGTCTTGCGTCACGGTGGCGTCGCGAACCGTTCCGGCTCGAAGTACCTCGCGACGGTGAAGGATTCGAGCTCCCGCACCTATCTCGCGAAATTTGTCTTCAATACCGCACAAACTTATGTGATCGAGGTCGGCCATCTGTACTTCCGGTTCTTTGCACAAGGGGCGATCATCGGGGCGCCATACGAGCTCGCGACGCCCTACGTGGCGGCCGATCTCTCCACGCTGCGGTTTGTGCAATCGGGAAATGTCGTCACCATCACCCACGAAAACTATCAACCGCGCGAGTTGCGCCGGGTGACGGACACGAACTGGACGCTGACCACGATCACGACGGCGCCGTCGATCGCCGCGCCGACGGGTCTGGGGGTTGTGGCCGGCGGCGGGAGCGCGTACACGTATCAATACAAGGTCACCGCGGTGCAGGCGGATACGTACGAAGAATCCCTGCCGGCCGCAGCGGTCAGCGCCATCGGGGATCATCCGAGCGTGGCGCGGCCGAATGTGCTGAGCTGGGCGGCGGTGGTGGGCGCGGTCGAATATAACGTCTATGGGGATCGCGGGGACGGGAACGGTTTCGGGTTCATCGGGGTGACGGCCAACACGTCCTTTTCGGATGTGGGCTACCTGCCGGACCTCTCGTATACGCCGCCCACCGCGCGATCGCTCTTCACCACCGCGACGAACTATCCGCGCGTGGCCGGCTACTACCAGCAACGGGAACTCTTCGCCTCGACGGTGACCGATCCGGAGAAGATCTGGGCCTCGACGGTCGGCGCGTTCAAGAATTTCACCATTTCCTCACCGATCCAGGATGATGACGCGGTGACGTGGGTGAATGCCGGGCTGCAGGTCAACGAAATCCGGCATCTGATCGAAATGGACCGGCTCTTCGTCTTCACCTCAGGGGCGGTCTGGTTTCCGCGCGGGGATGACACGGGGACACTCACACCGACGGCCATCTGGCCCAAGAAGCTCAGTCCGTACGGTGCCGCAACGGTGCCTCCGGTGATTGCGGGCACCGCGATCCTCTATGTACAAGACCGGGCGCAGCGCGTGCGGGCGCTCGACACCGGCGATGGCGCGAATGAAGATGTGTCGCTCTTCGTGCCGCATTTCTTCGAACGCTACACGCTAGAGCGGATGGACTACGCGGAGAACCCCTACTCGATCCTCTGGGGCGTCCGCAGTGATGGCACGCTTTTAAGTCTCACCTTCATGCCCGAGCATCACGTGTTGGGTTGGGGCCGGCACGACACCGACGGGGTGTATGAAGACGTCTGCGTGGTTCCGGAAGGGAATGAAGACGCGGTGTACGTCATCGTGAAGCGCATCATCGGCGGCGCCACGAAGCGGTACGTCGAGCGGTTCGCCTCGAGGCGGTTCACCAATATCAAAACCGACGCGTTGTTTCTCGATTGCTTCCTGACCTACGACGGCCGGAACACGAGCGCGGAGTCGATGACATTCTCGACGTCGGCCGGCTGGACGGTGAACGACGAGATCACGGTCACCCGCAGCGTCGGCGGATTTGTCGCGGGCGACGTCGGCAATGCCATCGTGCTGCTCGATGCGTCGGGGAATGAATTGGTGCGCGTCGTCATCACGAGCTACACCAGCGGCACGGTCGTGAAGGGATATCCCTCGCTCACCGTTCCGACGGCGAGCCGGGCCGTGCCGACCACAAGCTGGGCGCGCGCGGTGGACGAACTCGCGAATCTGAATCACCTCGAGCAGAAGACCGCGTCCATTCTGGCCGACGGCAACGTGCTCCCTCAGGCGACGGTGAACGCTGGGGCGATCACCCTGGGCGGACCCTACATGGTGATCCATGTGGGCCTGCCGATCACGGCGGATCTGGAAACACTCGATCTGGATTTGGCTGAAGCGGAGTTGCGGGACAAGAAGAAGAAACTCTCCTCCGTCTCGCTCTTGGTTCAGGACTCGCGTGGCATTTTTGCGGGACCGGATGCGGATCATTTGTACGAATACAAGCCGCGGCTGACGAATTACAGCGCGCCGCCGGCGTTACTCACGGAGTTGATCGAGATCCCGATCACCTCGAGCTGGGCCGTGGCGGGACGGATTCTCGTGCGGCAAACGGACCCCTTGCCGCTGACAGTGTTGACGGCGATCCCCAACGGGGACGTCGGCGGGTAACGGAAGAACAGGAGGCCACGGATGGCCATCGGCACAAGCTATCGGAACGATTACGTCGGCAACGCCACCACGGGAACGTATGCCTACGGGTTCAAGATCAACGCCGACAGCGAACTCAAAGTGATCGTGACGGACTCCTCCGGGAGTCAAACGGTCCTGACGCTGAACGCCACGCCCGGCTACACCGTCACCGGCGCCGGCGTCCCGAGCGGCGGCACGATCGTGCTTTCCGGAACTCCGGCCTGGCTCGATTCGAGCGGACGGCTGAAAACCGGTTACTCACTCTCGATCGAGCGCAACCGGCCGTTTTCGCAGACGACCGACCTGAAGAATCAGACCGCGTTTTTCCCTCAAGCCCACGAAGACACGTTCGACCAGGTCGTGATGCTCGCGCAGCGGGCGTACAGCCTGGCGCTCCGCGCCGTGCAGCTCCAGGAGGGGTTGAATCTGGGCGGCTACAGCATGGTGCTGCCGAAACCGGTGGCGAGCAAAGCGATCGGCTGGAATGCGAGCGGCGACACCATCGTGAACATGGACGTCAACACGATCACGCCCTCCTCCATGGATTCGGTGAATGTCACGTTCCTGGCATCGGGCGCCGGCGCGGTCTCGCGATCGACGCGCGCCAAAGCGCGCGACATCGTGAGCGTGATGGATTTCGGCGCCGTGGGCGACGGGATCACCGACGATACCGCGGCATTCACAACCGCGCTGGCCGCACACAACACCATTTATGTGCCGCCGGGAACCTACAAGATCACGTCATCGATTGCGCTCTCGTCGGGTAAAACGATCTTCACCTTGAGCCGTCCGGAACGTTGGCGCTCGGCGGTGTACCCGGTCAAGCTGAACTATACGGGCGCCGGTACGCCGCTCTTCACCGTCACGCCCGCCGCGGGAACCGGCATTGAAGCGATTTTCCTCAAAGGCCTCCATCTGGATGGAACGGGCGCGTCGGGCAATAGCGACGGCATTTCGTTCGATGCGACGGCTGCCGGCGCAACCTACATCGAAGGCGTGTTTCTCGAAGATTGCGCGATCACCAATTTCCCGCGCTATCAGGTCCGCTCGCAACGCACGGTCTTCGACATCGATTTCCAGCGCGTGACCATGCACAACGCCGCCCGGGCGGCGGACAACCTGGTGCACGTGACGCACACCGGAGTGGGCGGCGCGCCGGGACAGTGGACCTTCACCAATTGCTGGTTGATGCCCTACACCACCAACAAGTGGGCGTTCTTTGCCGGACGCGATAGCGGCGTCTCGACGAACGCGATCAGCGAAGTGCGCTTCATCGGCGGCACGGTCGCCCCGTACGATTCGGCGGGAGCAGGCGCGCACGGCGTCTGGGTCTATGGGGGGATTCATATCGAGGATACCCATTTCGAAGGAGCTTCGGCCGCACAAACGGCGTCGATTGGTGTCCGGTATACCGGGTCCAACGGCGCGTTGATTTTCCCGAGTCAGATTTCGGTGTTCGGGCGCGGGGTGGAAATCGGGAATCCCAACGTGAAGACCACCGAAGCGCTCGGCGCGCAGCTCGGCGGCGCGATCGGGTTCAACAACTACGCTGCGGGAGGAAAGGACTGCGTCATCGTCGACGGCGGGAGCCGCGCCGGAACCATGATCGATGTGACCGGCTTCTTTACGACCCAGGCGTTCACCTTACAAAACGATCGCGAAACCATCGACGGCAACCGGACCGATCTGCGGCGCCTGTTCACGAATGACAACACCGCATCGCGACTTTCGGGGCCGATCGGCATCGGCACGGCGCCGAGCCTTTGGTTGGAGTTGCTCCACGCCAACAACAACGGCATCCGTGGAAAGAACAGCTCCAACTCCAGTCGCATCGCCTATCAACTGTTAGCCGACGCCTCGGACTTGGGCTTTCTGGGTCTGTATGACGCGGCGGAAGTGCAGAAACTACGGCTGCTCGGATCAGGGCGCGCCTCCCTGAACGACGGGGGAGCGGCTGCGGAGGATGCGTCGGCCATCCTGACGCTCACGTCCACCACGCGCGGGCTCTTGCCGCCGCGCATGACCACGGCGCAGCGGAACGCGATCGGCAGCCCCACGGCCGGGTTGATCATCTACAACACGGACACGGGCAAGCACGAGATTTACAACGGGGCCTGGATCACCATGTCCTCGTTCACGAGCGGGACGACCGGCGCGATCGCCACGGGCGCGACGGTCACCCACGGACTCGGCACGACGCCGGGCCGGGTGCTCATCACCGCCCAAGATGCGGGACCGACGGATATCTACGTCACGGCCAAAGGCGCGACGACATTTGTCATCAACTACGGGGGAGGGGGCACGCACGTCTTTGATTGGATCGCCCTGATTTAATGGCAGCCACCGCAGCAATTGCCGTACAACTCGCCGGCGCCGGGATGTCCGCCTTCGGACAGCTCAAGGCGGGCCGGGCCCAAGACCGTCTGGCGAAGCTCAACGCGGAATCCATCCTTGAGACCTCAGAACTCAACGCCCAACTGATCGAGGAAGGATCCGAAACGAATGCGCAAATCGCGGAGTACAACGCGCGAATGTTGGAAGCGAAAGCTCGGGATGCCGTGCGGCGGGGCTTTGAGGATGAATCGCGATTCCGAGTCGATCTTCGGGGATTGATCGGATCCCAACGGGCGGGTTATGCCGGCCAGGGGGTGGACGTCTCGGAAGGCTCGCCACTCGACGTGCAAACGGATACGGCATACCAAGGCGAACTTGATGCGCTGACGATCCGGACGAATGCGGCGCGGGAAGCGTGGGGTTTCAATGTCTCGGCGGAAGACGAACGGATGCAAGCCGCGGCGCAACGCAAGCTGGGAAAACTCCAGGCATCGAGTACGCGGAAAGTCGGACGGAGCGAGGCGCTGTCCACACGGCTGAGCGGGCAGTATGCGCGATCGGCGGGGAATTTCGGCGCGGCCTCGACGCTGCTCGGATCGGCGGGCTCCCTGTTGTATCAACAGTACGGTTTTAAGAAAAAAACGGGGGGCAAGTGATATCGGATCGCCACATCTGCCGTTGCTCGATCACCACCGGCCGTGACGGTGTCGGCCGAACTCGCCGGAACCGGCGAGACTTGCCGGCGCCGATCGTCAGTTCTGGCGATGAAGGCCTCCATCGCCACTCTCGGCGAGCGTCGACGCTCGCCACTTTGAGCGATGCCACCAGGTGCTTGACAGCATCGCCAAAACTGGCGATACTCACGATCGCCATGAGCTATCCCGGAGGAAAGAATGCCGGTGGCGTCTATCACGCCATCATCAACCAAATGCCGCCTCACGACGTCTACATCGAACCGTTCCTCGGTTCCGGAGCGGTGCTCCGTCTGAAGAAACCGGCCTCCTGCAGCATCGCAATTGATCGCGATGACGACGTCGTCGCGGCCGCGCTCGCTGAATTTGGCGAGAGTCGATCGATTACCGTGATTTCCGGCGATGGGATCCGTTTTCTTCAGGAGCGGCGATGGAGTACTCGGGAACTGGTCTATTGTGATCCGCCCTATTTGATGTCCACGCGGCGGATCCAGAATCGCCCGATCTACCGATGGGAAATGACGGAGCAGGATCACATTGAGCTGCTCGGTACCTTAAAGACGATTCCGGCGATGGTCCTGATTTCCGGCTACGATTCCCCGCTCTACCGGTCGATGCTCGAGCGCTGGCGTCTGGTGACCTTTCAAGCGATGACGCGCGGCGGAACACCGGCCACCGAATGCCTCTGGATGAATTTCCCGGAACCGACGGCGCTGCACGATTACCGATTTATCGGGCGTGACTTTCGGGAACGCGAACGCATCAAGCGGCGGGTTCGGCGGTGGGAAGGGAAGCTCCGAAAAATGAATCCCATTGAAAGGATTGCCCTGTCCGGAGCCATCGCTCAAGTGGCCGATAGCGGATCCGCGATCGCTGGTTCCAGCGAGGACGCCGGAGGAATCGTCAATTTTAGCGATGGCTCCAGGTTGTCGTCGCCACCTGGTCGAATCGCGAAATCCAGCGAGGGGAGCAGCTAAATGCCCGTCGTCGGCTATCGCAGATCGCAACGCACGACGCCCTTGCCGGACGCGCGCAAAACACGTGTGCCGATCGGCCAGGTCGAAACACCGCTCATTCGCGCCACGCCTTCCGCCGAATCCTTCGGGGCCGGCCTGGGTGAAACCATGCAACGGGTGGGATCGGCGCTGTATGGGCAGCAGCTCGACGCCCGGGCTCAAGAAATCCAGGACGCGAAACAACGGCAAAATCGAATCGCGATCTTCGAAGCGGATACGAAACTCTCGGCCTGGGAAAACCAATACCTGCACGATCCGCAAAACGGAGTCCTGAACAAACGAGGGAAAGACGCATTCGGCTTACCGGATACCGTGTCTCAAGATTTCGACAAAGTCTACGGGGACCTCTGGCAATCGCTCTCGAATGACGAGCAGCGGGATGCCTTCGACCAGCTCGCGCACACGCGCAGGAAGGATATCCATGCGACGGTGATGCGTCACGTCTCCCAGCAGATGAAGGCCTTCGAGACGGAGAACTACTCCAGCTATCTGGACAATTCCCAATCCGCCGCGCTCTCCAATTACGACGATCCGCTCCGGGTGGATACCGAAATCGAGCGCCAGCGCACCGCCGTCTGGAACTACGGCAAAGACAACGGGCTCGGGGATGAATGGATTCAGGCCCAAACCGCGAAACAGGTGAGTGCCACGCGGGCGGGCGTCGTGACGCGCTTTTTAGCCGCAGGCCAGGATCAGCTCGCGGAGAACTATCTGGCGAACTGGAAGCACGACATGCTGCCGCAGGACATCGTCCGGCTGGAAGCGCCCATGAAGGA